GCTAGGTCCAGCTTTCGCAGCCAGCCGGTGGAGATGCTTCTGAGGGCATCCTCCATCTGACGCTGGGGCACAACATCCGGTGGCGGATCGGCCAGTTGGCTGGGATCACCACCGGACATGGGAACGTCTGGGTCGATGTTAGCTTCGCTCATCTGCTACCGTACCTTCTGCAACAGTACCACTGACCGCTCGGGCTCTGTGCGTAACCAACGTCAACGTCAGGCATCCCTGAGGTGGCGTAACAACAATTTCGATAGGCCGCATCTGGCGAGGAGCCCATGCCCAGACCCTCTGGGCCAGAGTTACCACCCAAGTGCTGGAGCCGCCCCATGCGGGCACAGGCTTCCGCGACACCCTGAGCGGTGTTGGTAGCAGCCCGTGCCATGTTCTGGACCGGCTGGCCTTGCTGGTACTGGCGACGAGGCTTTGCGTGAGCCACCCCCGTCAAGATCGAACACATAGCGAAAGCCGTAAGAAGGCGACTCATTCGGACACCTCCACTTCCACAGCTTCTTCCTTGCGGGGGCGACCTGGGCCACGGCGAACCGGCTCCTCACTGGGGGTGCGGGCCTCGGCCATCTTGAGCTTTGTCAAGAAAGGCTTGAGTTCCTTGAGGATTTCGGTGGTCGGATGGACGGTGAAGCAGCCCCACTGAATCCAGTTACCAGCGATCTCAGACTCCCGCCAGAACGGATCGTCCCTGTGGCGAACGCTCTTCTTCTCGACAAGCCCTGAGTTCTCAGAAAACATCAGGATGGAGATTGTCTCTCTGCCCTTCTGAATGACCCAACCCAGGCTGGGCGGATTTGAGCTAGAGAGCGGGTCATCGTGCCACAGGACGAGATCACCGACAGACAAGTCGGCAATAATCTGGACTGAAACAATCTGCATGGTTTTGCCTCCACCACGGGGAATGATCTGGCCGTAGCCTACTGACCCCTAGAGGGCGGGCAATAGTTACGCCAGTGTTACGCAACGTAGGTCTGGGAGGTGTAACTTGAGGGGGCTAGGTAAACCACGCTCGCGTCCTCGCCACGCTCCCGCCGCCTCTTAGCAAGCCAGGGTTCCCACCACGCAACCTCGGCCTTAACCTCTGGCTTGTGGTACTTGGGGTCTGCGGCAAATATGTAGCGCATACAGTCCATCAAGTGAGACACCGACCGTGGGTGGGGCTTGTCGAGGACGATTGAGTGACCACCGACCACCGTGGACTGCCTCTTGTAACGCTTGATCTCTCGGATGAAGTTGGGCATGGCCCCTTCAAGGACCCGGAGGTAAGGGGTTCCCTTCGACCGGATGTGCATGGCATTACGGACGCTCTCAATGCCGGACATGATGTCATCCGACCCGTGCATGAAGGACGAGCCGGTGGCCTTTGACCGCACCCCCAATAACTCAAGCTGTTCCGCGTACTGTTGGCCGGGGGACTTGCCGCCGCCGATGTCGGTCAGGCGGGCACCATGCGAGTCGATAATGAAGGCATAGAACTGGGGCTGCCCTGCCAGCTTGGCCGCGAACTTCTCGGCAAACACCACGGCGGAACAGTTAGGGATATAGAGTTCGTCATAGATCAGGACGAAATCCCCGGAGGGCGGGACTGCCACGAACATCACCGCACAGATCGCATGGCCTGGGTCAATCGCCGCATACCGGCACCAGTCTGCGGGAATCTGACCTTCCGGCAGTTCTTTGCGAGAAAAGCCGTGGATGCCCATGTTGAACGAACCGTACATCAAAACAGAGTCGAAGGTGAACTCGCCCTCCGCTCTCATCCTCAGGACTTCCTCGCCCTGCGCGGCCCACTGCTCCACGGCCAATGCACGGGCCTCTTTGGAGATGTGTTCGTTGTCGAGGAACCTCAGGACGAACTTCTTGGGATTGTCCCTACCCTCTTCTGCCGCCTTATCCGCACGCTCGCACAGGCCGAAGAGTGCGTCATTCTTGGAGTGCGGGGTTGCCGACCAGATCAGCCTTCCTTTGTAGTCCGCAAGACGGGCTTGTAACTCAGCCAACCAAGTGCTTTCGGATGACAAGTCCTCGTCAATCCACGCAAGATGGGCCCGGTAGCCCTGAGGAGGATCGCCCTCAGACGAGAAAAAATAAATCTGCCAGCCGTTCGTCAGTTCGCATGACTGCATATACCCCGCAGACTTCAGCACCCAGCTAATGTTTTTGATCATCCTGGGCGGAATCAGCGGAGGGGCAGGCTTGGCATCGGCCTCTCGGTCTTTGTCCGCTACCGGGTCATACGCGCGCCACTCTTTAGTATGGGCATCTTGGATGATCTTAAATGCCCCAGACTTAAATAAGCCCTTCACGCACACCATGCCGATGTGCCGCCAGTCGGCCCCTACCACCACCGCTGTGCCGTTTTCTTTTGGGTACTTACCCTCCACTGGGTGCGTCCCGGTGACAGCCCAGGCGAACTCAAGCATGGCAGCCGTAGTCTTGCCGCTCCGATTTCCTCCCAGGACAACGCGCTCGCTGGCCATGTCCGCGTGAAAAGGTTGCTGATTGGCGTTAGGACGGTAGAGCCGGACAGACTCAAGCTGGCGAGATGCCAACTCCCGCTGGAGGTCGAGCATCTCCTGACGCGCGTGCTGGCTTACTCGGTCGAGAGGATTACTCACGGGGCGGCTCCGCTAGGCGGGCCATTGCGGCAGCTTGATCAAGGTCTATTGAGGAGAGGTTTGCCAGGGGAATCTCAACCTCGCTCGTCTGGTTCAGGTACTCCAGATTCTTCTGGGACTCCGCAGCCAGGGCAATCTTCTGGGCAAGCCGTGCCTCTAGCTCGTCATCGCTCATCAGCGAGACAGGCTTCTGCACCGCGCCGCTCTCAGCCACGTTGTTTGTCAGCCGGACTACAGACTCCAGAATGCTGGTGCGAATCCGCCCGCCTGGAGGGGCTGAGTGGTAGGTGTGGGCCAGTTCGTTGGCTAGACCGTTCACGCCACCAAAGAGCGTATAGATCGACTCAAGTAGCTCTGTGCTGTGCGGGATATTGCTGCCGCCCCTGCGGACCACGGGGGCCTGCATGAACGATTCCGCTGCCCGCCGGGAGGTGGACTCGACCTTCTGCCTGTGCCGGACCAGCTTGTAGCACTGCTTGCAGATCGGCTGAAGGGTGTGCTGGGTCCCGGGGACCAGGGGCCACCGCCGCCGGTCGAGAGGCTTGACAATGCCGCACATTTCGCAGGCACGGCTATTCACCAGAGGACCGTCCGGGTCAACGTCTGGGATGTCGATCTCTTCCATGCTTCACCTATCAAGCTGGAGCGAAGACACGCTGGGGTCAGGTCGGACACCAGAAGCCATCTTCTGCATCTTCACCAGAGGGCTCTCTTCCTCAGGTGGCTGGCCGTCTTGTCGGGCCATCAGGTCGCCAACGCTCTGACCAGTCAGGAAGTTCCCAAGACCAGCTACCGCATCAGAGGGCAGCCGGGAGTCGAGGAGCTTGCGGATCATGTCGCTCATTCGATCCCGTTCTCCCTTCCCTTGCGGCGGGCATACTCTTCGTCTGTTTCCTGTCGGAGAAAGCCGTAGCCGCCGTTGTTGTTCTGCTGCTTCTTCCTGAGCAAGGCATCATCAAGAACGAGCGGGTCCTTCTTGGGGTAGTACGGCTGCGGCATCATGTACTGGTTGGGCTGCCCTGCCCCGGGGACAGGCTTTTGGGGACGATATGGCATCGGCATAACGTCAGGGCCAGCGTTCGGGTCAACCGGCTGATTGATGTACGGCATCTTCCTGATAGTGCCATCGTCATTCTCAAGGTCACGGAGCCGCTGCTTGTGAAGCTCCTGTCCCAACAGGGCGCGAATGCGATCCTCTGTGGTGGTTGCCTTGGGCTGCTTGAGATATTGCTCGTATGGATTCGGCATGGCCTTGACCCTCGGAAGATTACCGTGAAACCTTGCGTAAAGGCCGGGGGGAGTGGCGTGACTCACTCACCCCCGGCCCCCACACAACACACACTCAGATCAGTTACCGAAGAAAGCCTTGGCAGTCACGCCTTCCGCAGCCGCAGCACCGGCAGCTTCCTGAGCCTTGGCCGCAGCCTTGGCAGCCTTGCGACCAGCCGAGGCTTCCTCACGCATAGCCTTGGCAACCTTCTTCGATGCCTTGTGGGCACCACGGCGGCTCATCGGGGCCTTGCCAGCCGGGGAGCCTTCGCCCACCGACACCTCTTCGGTCACGGTCACATCACCGGCACCATCGACCTCGACAGTTTCCTTGACCTTGACACCGGGGGTC